GGTTGAGTCCTTGATATGGCGGTGCATCTTGCGGAGTTCCCCTAGTGGTATGTGGTTCAAAGTCATAAAGTCGTCACTCTCGGGATTATCCATGTCGAACCCAACACCAATCATCTCGTCGTCGTCCACCCCCTCGGGGAGCATGTCATCAGCCACCATAATGTCTGACATCCAATCAGCAGCATCTGACAAAGATTCAACGATTCCCGACGTGGTCAAGTACGCCCAACTGCGGAGGATGTCTCTCTCCTCCTCCTCAAATACGTCTTCAGACGAAGGAAGAATACCAGCGTTAGACGCTATGGACTGACCGTCGGGGGGCGACAGCATGTTGTAGAAGTTACGTTTCGCTGGAGTCGTTACTTGGTCGCTCACTAGCCCTTAGCCTCATACCAAGTCGTACCAGAATGGGAGGAAACGATCAACGGAACGTCCTTTATGACCTTGAGATGGCCCATCGCTTCTCTTAGAGCCTCTGCCTTCAAGTCTACATCACCAGTATCGGGTACGTTGACAACTAACTCATCGTGTACCTGAACAAGCAACTTACCCCCGAAAGCCATCACCACTGGGAACGCCTTGATCATGGCCTTCTTGCAGATATCGGAGGCACTTCCCTGTACCACAGCGTTGACTGCCTGCCTTTCCGCCCTAGAACGTAACTCCTCCTTTGGAGAGTTTATGTCAGGCAATCGACGGCGTCGCCCGGAGATGGTGGTCACAAACCCATCTCGCTGGGCTTGGGCAACAATCTTACGCTTCCACTTGGTCAATCCAGAGAACTGTTCGTAGTACTGGTTGATAACGAACTTGGCCCGTGTCTGGGTAATGCCTGCCGTAGCCGCTAGTTTTGCAGAACCACCACCGTATGCGGTGAGGAAGTTGGCAGCCTTTCCCAGTTGCCTTTCCTCAGGAGTAACTTCCGCCACAGCCTTGTCGAAGACCAATGCCGCAGCACCTGAGTGGATGTCAATCCCTTTAAGGAAGATGTCCATCATGTTGGGGTCCCGGCTGAACATCGCCATGACCCTGAGTTCAATCTGATCGTAGTCGGCCACAATGAGAGTACAGTCAGGGTCTGCCTTGAACAGCCCACGGATGCTGGAGTCACGGGGGATGTTCTGGAGGTTGGGATCGGAGGAAGACAACCTCCCTGTGGCCGTCCGGTGGAGGTGGAAGTTGGGGTGCAGCCTCTCCTTGTTGATCTTCTCCAGCAGACCATCCACGTAGGTGCTCTTCAGTTTCTTGCATTCCGACCACGCTAAGAACAACGGTATTACCGGGTGCTTGGCTTCTAGGGCCTTTAGAGACTCATGGTCTACTGATGCCTGCCCCTTCTCGGTCTCCTTGCTGGGCTTTAGTCCCAATCCCCCGTCGGCCTTCTTCTCAAACAGAAACAAGCGCTTGTCTTTGACAGAGTCAGGGTTGAATCCGGGGTAGGTCAGGGCAGTTATCTCTAAACGGATCTCCTTCATCTTCCCATCTAGTTCCTCCCCCAGTGTCGCCATACCCTCACGGTTGACACACATCCCGTCGTGCTCCATAGCCATGAGCACCTCTAGTACCTCTGAGTCCTGTGTGACCACATCTATCAGTTTGTCGATGCGCTTTATAGAGCGGGCCAGACGCTGGTACAACAGCCATGTCCAGCGGGCGTCAAGGTGGACGTAATCACAGGCTATTGAGAACGGAGTACGTCCAATAACTGCTCCCACCTTCCCATGTCTCGCATAGGGATCATGGTCATTGAAGTTGTGGGCTATCAGGGAGGTCAGCCGGAAGGACGATATGTTCTCGTCCAGTACGTGCTGTAGCAGCATGGTGTCCCGAAACGGCCCCACCGGCAGTTTCCCATAGTACTTCGCTATGGTGCGAGCATCGAACTTGACGTTGTGGCCCACCTTGAGAATACTAGGATCAAAGAACAGAGGTTCCAATGCTGCAAAGACCTCTGTACGGGACAACTGTTCCGGGGGGTCGGAGTACACAGCAGGCTTCAGGTACCGAGCCTTAGCCATAGACTCAGTGCCGTCCTTTAGTATCTTTCGGTAGTTCGCTGGAGGTACCGTCTTACCATCCCCCCGCTCCTCCTCCTCTATGATTTCCCCCTTAGGGTGTCCCATAGGTATGGCCCAAGAATGACCATGCGTAGCAATACCCATCCAGATAACCTCGTTGCGATGTGGGTCCAGCGCAATGCTCTTGGTAGTGGCCTCCACCTTGGATGCCCTAGTCCGCTCAATGACGGACTCAGAGGTGGTCTTAAGCCCCAGTACGTGACTACGTATCTGTTGCTCTACGAACTCCCCCAGATCAGGGTGGTGCTCAAGAACCCCCAGAGTCTCCACATCGAAAGCAAACGCCCCCGCCTGAGTAACGGTAGCAACTGCCTCGTGTACTTCCGAGAGGGTTAATAAATAGCGGGGGCCGGGAAGCAAGGAAGGGGAACCGCCCCGACCCCCGCTAAACTTGTTAGACGAGGCCAACGTCTTCATTGACGATGGCGATCATCTCAGCGTGAGTAGAGATACGCATGATGTCGGCGTCATACGCCTTTGCTGTGGCCTGCGTCAGAGCCTCTGCGGACAAGGGGTCCACGTTCCACTCTTCCTTCAAGTCCCGCTCCTTGATGAGCAGGTGGTTGTACTGGGTCTGTGGGCCAGTGCCGTTGCGGCTGATCGCCCAGTAGTGCTTGGACAAGGGTCCCTGACGCTCATCCTCACTGAAGTTGCGGAGGGTGGCAATCACACGAGTGCCCGCCTCGTAGGAGCGCAATGATGGCTCCTCACCACGGGACAACATCAGCACGTTGAAGGCGAACAAGGGGCGTGGTCGGTTTCCGGCGTCGCACAGTGGACATCCGTTGCTGTCCATGCCATCCCTACACACAAAGGACTTCTGACCGGTCCTGTTGACCCAGTGCTGCTTCCACGAGGCATAGGGCTCGTCCTGTATGAACTTGATCAGCACAGCGTCTGGTCCAGTCTTTAAGCGAACGGCATAGTTGGCGTCGTCCTGCTTCATACTGTCCACGGCAGCCCAGCCGGAGCGGATCACCTTTCGGACACTCTCAGTTGATGGTGTGGCAGGATTCCCTGTCACAGCGTACTCAATAGGCATAATCGTCTCTCTTCTCTGTCGTTACACCGGCCACTGCGTGGCGGTGTGTTTCTTAAAGCCCGGCCAATCGGCCGACCTATGTTCATTGAGGCGGTAAGCCTCAACTGCGGTAAGCAGGAAGACTACCTGCTCCCGACTGTAGAGGCGGCGACCCTTGGGTTCACCGCCCTGAACCCCAACGCCCTTGGGGGCTGGGGTGCGATAGTTGGCGTGTGGAATCCACCCGCTGCTTTCCCACTTGCGAATAGTCACAGCCTTGCGGTGCAGCAACTTCGCCAACTCCCCGATGGAATAGAACTCCCTCAGTTCTCCTCCCACCTTGTATCTGGTGAACTTGGCTGTGGCTAACACCTCGTCCATAATCGTCTTCGATTTAGGGCTATCTGGTCGATTTCGTGGGGGGGTAGTACCCGGATAATCAGTTTCCTCAGATTCCTCGTCTTCCATAAGGTCAGCATGATCACGCTTCATCAAGTGCTGGAAGTACGTGTTGGACTTGGTGCTCATAGTTTGAAAGCCCACGTCTCACGCTCTACGTAGAAAGCCTCAATCTCTGATCTGATAGCAGGATCATCCCACGCTAGGGCGAGGACCTTGTCCTCACTCAGCATCTCAATCACTTCACTAACCTCGTCCCACAGCCCATTGGACTTGGCCCACTCCGCACATGCCGCTGTGTCAAACGACTTACTGACTCGGCGTTCACGCTTGAGTTTGTAGTCACCCACCTCAAACCAACGGTGCCCATTCTCCCCTTCGTACCCATGTTCGTCCACTAGTTCGATCAGTTTCAACTTTAGCCCATCGGCTCGCTTCTTGGAGGTATCAGCCATCTCCTTGGCAGCCTTGTATTCCTGCACGAGCCTCAGATTGAATGCCGTGTCATC